TTCGAGAATTTGTTCGCGTGAAAACTTATGTAGACGTCCTTGCTTCAGTAACGTCCACCACATGTGACAGATGCGATGGTCGTCGAGGAGTACCTTGTCAGGTACTTTCCGAGGATCGTACCGTTCGATGTCCTTGATGAGTTGAACACGCATGTTAATCCGCTCCTACGAGCATACGGTTCAATACCGATGGACAGATGCCTGCCAGCTTGCATAGGACGATCATAGTGAGTTGGTCGGTCGGTAAACCAATTCGCTCGAGTTTGCGTCGTACGTGGCGGTCGATCGGAAATGCTGCACGACGGACGTAGTCACGCAAGAAGCATCCGATGATCTTGTCGTCGTCCGTTTCGAGGATGTGTTTTAGCAGTACGATGCCTTCCGTTCCCGGCATGTTCTTCAGATACAAATACAGCTGGTCGAATGTCATGTCGTTTGCTTTTAGCCAGTCGACTAACCTCTTCATGAATTTGTTTTGGAATTCGAATGGAAATCCGAGCCGTTCGATGTCATCGTCGTTCATCTCGTGGAAGTGCTTTTTCATACGGTCGAATTCGCGTCGTGCGTTCCAGTAGACTTGAAGTTGTCTCTCCGGAACATGTGGACCCCAGCTAAGTGCCATGAGCCACTCGTGCTCGGGTGTCGGGCAGACGTCTTTGCCGTACCATTCCGGATCGTTCAGCCAGCGTTCGTCTTCGAAGTCTTTCACGTCGAGTTTACGGTTCAGCTCCTTCCAGAGTTTCTTAAGGCGCTGAAGAGGCGTCATGGTTGCGAATCGTACCTCTTCGAGTTCTGTCGGAACGACGACCTTCCTGATGAATGTCTGGACGCCTTTTGGAGGCTCGTACGGAACAGGCTCCGGGAAGAGGTAATCGACGTCGAATTCATAAATGTAGAACTCGTCGTGTCCTTTCCACCATTTGTCCCATTCCTTGTCGGATATGCGGTGACGCTCACGCAGTTTTTCACGTACGTCCTTCTCCTTGAAGGGTCCGAGTACCGACTTGAGCGTAATGATTCCATAGATGAGGTTGTCCTCGACCAGGTAGAGAGGACGTCCGATGTATTTGTCGAATCGACGTGTCTTGACGATTAGTGTCTTTTTGCCTTCGGCGATCAAGCGTGCATGCGGCGGTACGAGGTAGATACCTGGAAGGACCGCAAACGACTCGTCGCCTGCAAGTTCACGAAGTCCGAACAGGTCGCGTGTGTCGATCGTCATTCCGTCGTACGCTTCAATTACAGGGATGTTGTATTCTTTCGAGAGCTCTTCAAGGTGCTCTTTCAGTTTTTGCGGGTTCTTGACGGCTTCCTCGCCGAAATGCGTAATGATAGCAGCTCGAGCGCCGATGTTTGCTGCCATTCTTACGATGTCGCGTATTCGGCAATGTCCGTACGGACGTCCAGCTTCGTCGTGTCGAACACGTCCTGGCTTGTCGGTAATGTAGCTTCCGTCGCCGATCAGGATATCGATGTTGCGGAGCGCAACGCGGTAGTTTGGAATGTGCAGTACGTCGGGAAAGTAGCCGATTGTGTCACGTCCATCGCTAATTAAGAAGCCATTCGTCGGGCACTTCAGCGAGTGTGTTACAGGAAGTGCAAGAATGCGTAAGTCGCCTACCTTGTACCAGTGGTCGCGAACGATGATCTCACGGTTCCGTATGTTCTCAAGGATCGACGGTTTGAGTGTGTCGCGTACGACTTCTCGCATGTAAACGGGCACGTCGACTGGCTTGTCGAGTCCCCATGCGTGATCCGGATGCGCGTGCGTCAGCGCGATATGTGTCGGGTTGACCTCCTCGAGCTTGCACTTCCATGTTTCGCCGAAGTCCACCAGTAGGCGAGTGTTCTTGTATTCCACGAGGATGCTACTGTGCATCTCGTGTTTTGGGTTGTCTTGTTCGATCTCGCCTTTCGTTCCAAGGAAGGTTATTTTCACTCTCGGTCACCTCGACGTATGTGTGTTTCACATCAACCGGGAGGATGAACCAGAAACGACGGGTTGGTTTCATCCTCAATCACTCCGATAACGTAGATGTCGAATGTGAAGTCGACGAATGATGGAACGTCTGTGACGATGCTTGTCAAGTTGAAGTGCACCATGATGGTTGCATTCGGTTGCAATGTTTCATTTTCAGCGTCCCATGTTAGCACGAAGAAGTTGGCAGCTTCCGGAGGGCTAAAGTTGCCGTACTGCATTGTGAGCGTAACTGACCAACTGCCCTCGTTGTGTATGTACGCGGTTGTTATTTTTGATTCGTTGTTCACGAAGACACCCCAGTTAATGTATTCGAGTGGTTCGGTACAGTTTTCGTCACTGTAGATTCCGACGTTGATGGTGTACAGTCGCGACTGGTTACGAATCGTCCATTGAACACGCTCGATTGCGTATGCGATTGCAAATGCTGCGATTGTAAGTAGCAATATGAGCCAGATGAGTTTGCGCATTACTTACGCCTCCTGTTTGTCCGAACGGCTCTCGGGTGTGATTGGTTCCTCGGGTCCTTCACGTCGGATGTACGACGCGAGTATGTCGTCGATCGTCCTCTCGGCGATTTCGCGTCCACGTCGCGCATGGTCGAGTAGTTGCAACTTGAGGAGCTCTTCGCGTTGCGATGGCGAAAGTGGTGGTGCACCTGCAATCGCACGTAGCTCATCCATGGTAAAGAGACCAGTGGTTCTGAGGACGGCCACCTGTCGAGCTACCTCTCCGCGTTCGATTCCGAGTATCAGCTGAATCTTCACATCGATCTTGTCGAGGTCGTCTTCACTGAATTCACCCGGATACTTTACCCGGATGTGCCGGCGTATCAACTCGACGAGTTGCTCCCGTATGATGTCCGCTATGGTCTCCGCACAAATGGTCACGTAGCTGCTTATGACCAGTTCGGTTGCAAATGTGCGTCGTCCACGACCTGTGACTGCTGACTCGATCGGTCCGATTGCTGCAAAGATGCTCTGGTTGATCTGGTCAAAGAGCGGGCTTGGATCCGCGTACGTTACCTTGCGAGGTTCCACGTAGTCGATCTCGACGTCTTTGTCGGTCACGTACGACTGATCGGGCTCTTTGAGCGGCTTGCCGAGATCCTGAATTATTTCATTGACGAATTTCTGGGCTGCTTGACGTGCCTTGCGGATGCGTTCCTCACGTGTTTTGCCCTCGAACTGGTTCGGATCGAACATCGACAAGTCCAGCTTGATGTGTTCGCGTGGTACGATTTTGCGTCGGAGCAGTATGTCGGTTCGGAGTGCCGCGAGCTTCCAGTAGAGACGCGGTACGAGTGGCTCGATTGGTGAAACGGACCATACACCGTACGTGTATCGTCCGAGAATGTCATGTACTTCTGATGCCATCGGATTCAAGCTGAAATGCATGATCTGGTCAGGTTTGAAGATTTTGCGCTTTTCGTCGTAGAGTTCGTTCAGTACGTACAAGCCTCGACTGAAGACCTGTGCGGTCGGATCGCCGAGTTGTGATTCGTCTTCGATTATTGTCATGCAGTTGATCGGAAGCGATCGGAGCTCAACCAGTCCGGTTGGATTCTCGATACGGTAGAACCAGATGGAGTCGCCGTAGCGTAGCAGGTCGAACGCAGCCGCATAGAACAGCTGGCGGAATTGGAACTGCCGTTCCAGTTGCTCGACGATTCGTAACAGGCGCTTTTCCTTCTCTTCGAGTTCGGCACCGATGCGTAGCCCAACGCCTTTGTAGCTGTATCGGACGAGTTTTGCAATTCGGTCAATTGCGCCGTAGAGTTCCGGGTCGAGCTCCGTGAAAAGCCTGTAACGGTCGTATTTGTTTGTTGCCTGGAGGATTTTCTTCATGAGTTTGTCGATGGCTTTCAGTTCGAGCGGCGTCGTTAAGGTTGCCGATAGACCAGGATACGAGCTAGTTGACACGGACAAGAGGCGTCTTCCGACCGACTTGATGCTCTTCCAGATGCTACTCATATAGGTTCACCTCAGAACGAACGGACAATATTGAGCGGAAGAGTTCGGCGCTTTACGGTTTCTGTGAGCGCCCAGACGCAGTTTACGACAGCATCTGCGACGTCCTTCGATCCGCCTACTGGATGGTCGATACGTCGAGCGTTCACAATCCGGAGGTTTTCGAATTCCGTCCGGGCGACTTCGTAGTCGCACATGCGGATGCTCTTCTGGTAGCATAATTCGCGGAAGCGGTCGTAGTCTTCCTTGCGTACGACGTGGTTTTCGACAATGAGGCCCATCTGGCGCAGTTCGGTCTGTGCTTCCGGATAGTTCCATGTGTCGAAGACGCAAACTTCCACGTTGAGTGCCTTCGCCGCCTTCTTGATGAAGTCTTTCACCTCGATCGGGTTGATCTCGCCGAGTTCTTGCGGACTGAAGCGCCACATACCGTCGATGATGATCGTTCCGTCGGGCGCTTTGAAGCCTGTTGCGAGTCCGAATGCATCGTGGCGAAGTGCTGGGTCACCTGCCAGTACGTGCGGGTATTGTGTCTCAAGCTCGACGTCGTGTATGAGTGCTTCGAGAACGTTTGTGATCGAGCTGTCGAACGGCAAGATTTCCGGATTGCGGAAGTACACTTCGAGGCTGCTAAGTGGCTGTGCACCAAAATCCCGCCAGAAGCTGATCGGGTCGGCTTTTAGTTCGTCTTGTAGGTCCTCGAACGAAATTCGGGGGTTGAATTCCCATGTTGCGTAACGTAAGCCGAGCACGTGGTCGAGTCGTTTCGAGCGCTCGTAGAGCTGCATGACGATATCACCGGTATGACGTGGGCTGCTGATCACGATGACAATTCCGTCCTTACCGAATGTCGCAGTGCCGCGTTTCAGTGACGTGTATACTTGCCAGGCTCCACGTTTGCTAGTTGACTCTTCGAATCGTGCCAGCTCGTCGAATATGGCGCATTTGACGTTTCGTCCTACGATCGATGCGGATGAGGACGTCCCGCATAGTAAAACGACGTTCTTCGAAGGGAAGCGTACTTCGTTAGCATAGATCTTCGGACGAAACTCCCTAAAGAATGGACTACGTGGAATCTTGCTCACGATCTCATGAAAAATCGTATCTCGGGCTTGCTCTTCCGAAACTGCTACGGCAACGACGAAGATGAGTGAGCCTGGAGCGAGACCGTAATGTGCAGCTGGATCGGGAAGAATCAGGAGTTTGAAGAGTTCGTAAAGGGCAAAGCAGGAAGCGAGGACGGTTTTGCCGCTTCGCATTCCGGCGACTAGCACCAACTCGCGGTAGTTGCCACTGTAGAACTGACGGAGAATCGCAGCTTGTTTCGGAAAGAGCTTCATGCCTAGGAAGTAGGGATGTTCACAGAAAAATACCGGATCGGAGAGTGCTTTGAGGATTACGTACGTGCGTTCGGCAACATCCACGGATACCACCACGGTTGGTGCGGATACTTACGCGTACGTGTTCTTCTTCTTGAGCTTCTTAAGCTTCACGAGGACTTTCTTACGGCATTCCTCGCAGAGTTCCGTTGCCATGAACGCGACCAGCTCCTCGTAGAGTATGTTGATCTGTTGCAACTGAACGAGTGGAGCTGACCGAAGTCTTCCCGAGACTTTTTCAATGTCGAGGATCGTATTGCGGAGTTCTCGTGCGGCAACTGCAATGTCACGGATCGTCTCATGGTCGTACGAGCGTTCTTTCAACGCACGTAAGATGTCGAGTAACGTCTGTTTGATCTCGCCGAGTACTTGCAACGCGTCAGTCGCGTACGTTTCCGGGAGCTTGAGTTGTTCGTGGTAGCGTACGTGTCTCCAAAGCATCTTGTACGAAACGCCGAGTATCCGTGCGGCTTCCTGAAGCGTAATTTCGCCTTTTTGGACACGGTACAGTACTTCGGGCGTACGTGGATCCGAACAGAGCGAGCATTCTTCGGGCATACGTTG